CCGTCGATCGACGACTACCGGAAGAGGCTGACCGGTGGCTGACGGCATGCCGGATGGCATCCCGGAAGAGTCCGGCTACTTTTCCCTGGGATGGGAGGTCGCCCGGTGGGCCGAGCACAACCTGGCCCAGCCGGACGGCGAGCGCGCCGGGCAGCCGTGGCGGTGGACCCGCTCGCAGCTGAACTGGGTGGCGTGGTGGTACGCGGTCGATGAGAACGGTCGCTGGCTGTACCGCCGCGGTCAGATCGTCCTTCCGAAGGGCGCGGGGAAGTCTCCGCTCGTGGCGGCTCTCGGCTGCTGCGAGCTGGCCGGCCCGGTTGTCTTCGACGGGTTCGGCGCGGGCGGCGCCCCGATCGGCCGACCGCACCCGTCGCCGTGGGTGCAACTCGCCGCCGTGTCCCAGGACCAGACGACGAACACGATGTCGCTGGTCATCCAGATGCTTCGAGAGGGTCCGGCGAACGACAACATCCCAGGTTTGGATACGGGCCTGTCCCGCATCTTCACGCCGGGTGGCCGGCTGGAGCCGGTGACGGCGTCGGCCCCTTCCCGTGAGGGGCAGCGGCTGACGGCGGCGGTGCTGGACGAGACGCACCACTGGCTCGAGGCGAACGGCGGCCATCGGCTGGCTGCGACGATCCGCCGCAACCTGGCGAAGATGGGCGGCCGCTCGATTGAGACGACGAACGCGTGGCGACCTGGCGATGACAGCGTGGCGGAGCGGACAGCCGAGTACGCCGACAAGATCGCCGAAGGACGGGTCAAGGACCCGGGCCTTCTACGTTGGCACCGGCAGGCCCCGGCGGACACTCTGCTGGGCGACGAGACGTCCCTGCGTGAGGGCCTGAAGTACGCCTACGGCGACTCGCACTGGGTGGACCTGGACCGCATCGTCGCTGAGGTGTACGACCCGGCCACCTCGCCAGAGGACAGCCGCCGCTTCTACTTGAACGCCGTGGTGACGGCCGAGGACAGCCTGGTGGCGCCTTCGGAGTGGGACGCGCTGGTCAGCGAGGAGCGTCTGGTTCCTGGCGACGAGATTGTCCTTGGCTTCGACGGCGGCAAGACGGACGACGCGACCGCTCTGGTCGCGATTCGAATCCGGGACCGGCTGGCTCAGCCGCTCGGTATCTGGGAGCAGCCGGACGGCCCGGAGGGTCGGGAGTGGCAGGTTGACCGGGCGGTCGTCGACGGCACCGTCCGTCAGGCGATGGAGACGTACAAGGTACGGGCGTTCTTCGCGGACGTGGCCCTCTGGGAGTCGTACATCGACGCCTGGTCGCAGGACTTCCGGAAGACGCTCACGGTCAAGGCGTCGCCGCATTCGGCCGTCGGGCGGGACATGCGTAACGGCTTGCAGGAGTTGACGCAGCACAACGAGCGTCTCCTGGCGGCCATCACGCACGGCCAGTTCTCCCACACGGGGGACCGGACGCTTCGCCGGCACGTGTTGAACGCTCGCCGCCGACCGAACCGCTACGGCCTCAGCTTCGGCAAGGATGTCGCGAAGTCGCAGCGCAAGGTCGACGGCTACGCGGCCATGATGCTGGCCGACCTCGCGCGCCACCGGCTTCTGGAGTCCGGCAAGTACAAGCAGAGGCGGAAGACGTCCGGGAGGGTGGTGGTTCTGCGATGACTGCGATGATCCCTGAGCTGCCGCTGCTGACACTGTCGGACGACGAGAGCCAGCTGCTGGGTGCGCTGCGGTCGGATCTGCTGGAGCAGCGGTTCAAGCTGGAGCTGCTGGACGCCTACTTCAACGGCGAACAGCTGGTGCGGGACCTCGGCATCTCGATCCCGCCGCAGCTCAAGGGGCTGCACACGGTGATCGGCTGGCCAAGGATCGGCGTGGAGTCTCTCGAGCGACGCCTGGACCTGGAAGCGGTCCGCTGGGCGGACGGCTCGGACGCCTCCGACTTGGAGGAGATCGCCGAGTCGAACGACCTGTACGACGAGGCGAGTCTGGCGCACCTGGACGCGCTGACCTACGGCCGGGAGTACGTGTCGGTCGGCTCGGGTGAGGGTGACGATCCGCCGCTGATCACGTTTGAGTCGCCGCTGGATATGACCCTCTTCTGGGATGCGCGGCTGCGGCTGGCGACGGCCGCCCTGCGCGAGTCCGTCGAGGACGGGGAGCGAATCGCCACCTTGTACCTGCCGGATCAGACCGTGTATGCGGCGGAGACCAGGGACGGCTGGGAGGTCTACGACCGGGACATCCACAACCTCGGCATGGTGCCGGTGCTGCGGATGGCGAACCGGCAGCGCACGGCGGACCGGATCGGCAAGTCGGAGATCACGCCCGAAGTCATGTCGATTACGGACGCAGCCTGCCGCCGGCTGATGGGCATCGAGGTCGGCGCCGAGTTTTTCCAGGCACCGCAGCGCTACATCCTGGGTGTCTCCGAGGGAGCCTTCCAGGATGCCGAGGGGAACGCGAAGTCGGCGTGGGAGACGTACATCGGCCGCGTGCTGGCGCTCGAGCGGGACGAGAACGGGGATGTGCCGACCGTCGGGCAGTTCGCCGCCCACGATCCCTCCGGTCAGACGAAGATCATTGATCTGTACGCGCGGATCATGGCGTCGCAGCTGTCGGTTGCTCCGCACGTCCTCGGCTACAGCAGCGACAATCCGGCGAGCGCCGACGCGATCCGGTACGCGGACAACGCGCAGGTGAAGAAGGCGGAGCGTTGCATCCGCCGCTTCTCGGCGACGCACCGCGACGCGCTGCGCCTTGCCCTGTGGTTCCGGAACGGGGAGCCGCCGGACAAGACCCGCCGCATCGAAACGGTGTGGCGGAACCCGGCGACGCCGACGATCGCCGCGCAGACGGACGCCGCGGTGAAGCTCGTCCAGGCAGGCATCCTTCCTGCCGACGGGGACGTCGTGCTGGAGATGGCCGGGCTGACCGAGGACCAGCGACGCCGGGTGCAGGCGGAGCGGCGACGTAGTGCCGGTGCTGCGGCTGGCGGGCAGCTGATGGACCGGCTTGCCGCGCTGAGCGAATCGGAGGCTCTGCCGCCGACGGCGGAGGTGACCGGTGGCGACGACGGTCTCGGACAGCAGTGACGACTCCAGCCGGTACCGGGCCGCACGGATCAGCCTGACGCGGCTGCTGGTGCGGGACGTGCGCAGCCTGCGCCGCCTGATCCTGCCGTCGAGGCTGCGGGAGTCGGTGCCGGACTGGCTGGCCGCTATGAACACGGTAATCGACCAGTACTCGCGGACCTCGGCAGCGTTGGCGGCGGAGTTCTACGACGCCCAGCGTGAGGCAGCCGGTGCCCCCGGCCCGTTCACGGTGCCTGTCGTGGAGCCTCCGCCGGAGGAGCAGACGCAGGCGTCCCTGCGGTGGGCGACGAAGGACTTGTGGCCGCGGGAGCCGGAGGAGGCGACACCGGCCCAACTGCAGCCGATGGATGTCCGCCTGGATCAGGCGGAAGTGAAGACCGAGCAGGTCGCGCAGAAGCTGGTGGCCGATACGGGCCGTGGCACCGTCCGGGAGGCGGTGCGACGGGACCGGCAGGCCACCGCGTGGGCGCGGTCGGCGGCACTCGGGGCGTGCGCCTTTTGCAAGATGCTCGCCTCGCGTGGCGCCGTGTTCAAGCAGGACACGGCGGATTTCCGGGCGCACGACGGTTGTCACTGCGGCGTGATTCCGGTGTTTCGGGGGCAGCGGTTCGAGCCGTCCCCGCAGGCACGCGAGTGGGAGCGCATCTACCGCGAATTCGCGCAGGGCCACTCGGGCGATCAGCTCAGGCGGTTCCGCCTGGCGCTCGCCGAGCACGACAGCAACCCGCTGCCGGCTGCTCACTGACCAACCCCTACGGCCGCCCTGGCGGCGGCCCTCTTCTGCCCCTGGAGGGCGACTTCACCATGCCCGAGAACGAGGAGACGACCGAGCAGGTCGCTACGGAGCCGCAGCAGCCGGAGGCCGCCCAGGAGGCGGAGCCGACGAAGGTGGATCCGTGGGAGGACCCCGAGGCGGCACGCAAGGAGATCGAGAAGCTGCGCCGGGAGGCGGCCAAGTACCGCACGAAGGCCGGTGAGCTCGAGCCCCTCGCCAAGAAGGCGAAGGAACTGGAGGACGCGCAGAAGTCGGAGCAGGAGCGGCTCACTGAGCAGCTCCGGGCGGCCGAGGACCGGGCGAAGGCGGTGCAGCAGCGTGCTGTGCGCGCCGAGGTGCGGGCCCTGGCGGCGATGGAGTTCGCCGACCCCGACGACGCGCACGCCTTCCTGAACCTCGACGAGTTCGTCACCGACGACGGCGACATCGACACCGATGGCATCCGCAAGGGGCTCGACGAGCTGCTGAAGCGGAAGCCGCATCTGGCGAAGCCCGCCGACAACTCGCCCCGCCCGCCGCGACCGGACCGGTCGCAGGGCTCCTCGGGCAACGGCAACCGTTCATCTTCCGACCCCGGCGTGATCTTCGCCGGGCTCATGGACAAGGCCCTGAAGGGCCGCTGAGAGGAAGCCCTCCATGGCTCACACCGATCCGATCAAGCTGAGCGACGTCGACGCGACGTTCCTCCCCCCGACTCTGA